AAATAGACATACGTTTGGACTGATTCAAATGGCATATAACGTTAAGTATAAGAATAGTAGCGTGTAAATATGTACCTACTTTAGAGTAAGAAACAAAATTAATTAACAAGTAATAGCCTTATAAACTGCACCTAAATAGCTATTATTTTTATACATTGTTAGGGTGCGTTTTTTAATTATGGATGTAATTTATTTTCAACCTCCAAACATCAATAAAAAATGTTGTGAAGTTGGCATGATTTCAGAAACTGACCCTGAGCATATCTGGTACTTAGACGAACCTTGTAAGATTTTAATTAGTGAGGTAAAGATAATACCCAAAGAGCAAGTTACTTACAATAAGAAACGGAGGTTATATATTGTTAAGAATGTCGTTACTTAAATGCACCCTAACTAACATATATGAGTACCTTTTAACAATTAATTAAAATTAAACTAAAAAAAATATTATGTTATTAACTAAAGAACACCAAGAGGCTTTATTAAATATTTATTTTCCTAATGGGTTTACAATAACAGAAGGCAATGCTTATTTAGATGGCATTGAAAAAGGAATTGAATTACACCAAAAACATTTAAAAGATTCTGAAAATGGAAAATAAAGTTAAAACAATAGTTACTTTAATGGTTATAATAGCGGCAATATGCATGGCCTATGAAGATGAAATACAATTGGCAATACTTATTGGCGTATTGCATATTTTGGTTAATCAGGCAGCGGCAAAATAAATGGCTAAAAGAAAAAAAATATCTCAATTTAAACCTTCTTCTTTAGAAATTAAAGCAATGGTTTGGTGTATTCATAACAACATTAAAATATTGCCAGAACCAACAAATTCCGGTATATTTTTGTTAGTTGATGAAATGGGAATTATTACTAAATCTGGAAAATCTTACTCAAATGACACGTTGCAATCTAAGATTTATGAGTTATATACTTACCTTTACTCTAAACATAAAACAAAACCATGAAAGAATTAGTGCCAATTAAATCAATAATAGCAAATAAAAACAATCCAAGATTTATCAAAGACGATAAATTTAAAAAGTTAGTTGAAAGCATTAAGGCGTTTCCGGAAATGTTAAAACTTAGGCCAATTATAGTAGATGAAGAAATGATTGTTTTAGGCGGTAATATGCGCTTAAAGGCTTGTGTTGAGGTTGGGTTAAAAGAAGTATGGATTGACAAAGCTATTGGATTAAGCGAAGCGCAAAAGCGTGAATTTATTATAAAAGACAATGTAGGCTTTGGATCGTGGGATTGGGATATTTTGGCAAACGATTATAATGTTGCTCAAATAACAGATTGGGGCTTAGACCTTCCTAGTGACATGTTCGCAGAAGAAGAAGAAACAAAAGAAGAAGTAATAAAAGATAAAGAAATTTGCCCTACTTGTGGCAATAAAATATAGCAATTAAACAACTGAAAAACAACCGTACATGGCAGGAGGCAGAGGAAAAATAAATGAACACCCAAAAGTAAATACTAATGGATTTGATAAAAACCCTCAAAACATTAATAAAAAAGGCGTACCTAAAAAATCATTTGCGCAATTTAATGAAAAGCTAAAGGCTGAAGGGCATGAGGCCCTCACTAAAACTCAATTAGTAGAAGCGTATGGCCTTATATTTAATTTACCAGAAGAAGAACTTAAACTAATAGCATTAGACCTTAAACAACCCTTTGCTTTGCGCCTAATAATTAACGAAATGAGCAATTCCAAAACAAGAAGCAAGGCATTAGCCGATTTTCGAGATTACGCTTTTGGAAAAGCATTAGCAGAAATGAAGGTGCAAACAAATATGCAAATCGGGAAAATGTCTGAAGAAGCCAAAGATAAAATAGACGAAATATTAAACAATGAGTATTAATGCAATCGTTAAAGAAAAATGCGAAAATTCTTTATTGTTTTTTACGAGGTATTTATTTAAAGAAAATACCGGAAGTAAATTTGAGGTTGCAGAATTTCACAAAGAATTGGCCAGCACCATTGAAAAGGTAGCTAATGGCGAAATAACGCGCCTTATTATAAATATACCTCCAAGATACGGAAAAACAGAAATTGCCGTTAAAATGTATATTGCCTGGTCATTGGCAAAAAATCCAAAATCAAAATTTATACATTTATCTTATTCAGATGCTTTAGCCCTTGATAATTCAAGTTTAACTAAAGAATACGTGCAAAGCGATTCTTTTCAAAGCCTTTGGCCTATTGAATTAAAAAAAGATAGTCAAAGTAATAAAAAATGGTACACTAATAGCGGCGGCGGTGTTTACGCAACTGCTTCTGGTGGCGCAATTACCGGTTTTGGAGCAGGTTCTGGTGGTGCTATTATCATAGACGATCCATTAAAGCCTGACGATGCGGTTTCGGAAGTCAAAAGAAGTTTTATAAACAATAGATATAACACAACGATTAGGTCAAGAGTAAATTCCAGAGATGTGCCTATAATATTAATAATGCAAAGACTACATGAAGAAGATTTAAGCGGCTTTTTGTTAGATGGAGGCTCTGGCGAAGATTGGCATCACTTAAAAATCGCAGCTTTAAATGAAAACAATGTACCGTTATGGGAAAACAAACACACCTTTGAAGAATTAGAGGCAATAAGACAAGCCGATAGATACACTTTTTCAGGTCAATATATGCAAGAGCCGGCTCCATTAGAGGGTGGTGAGTGGCGCAAAGACTGGTTTCAAATCATTAATAAAGCAGAGGTTCCTAACGATGTTGATTGGGAAATGTTTATTGATGGCGCTTACACTAAAGACACTAAAAACGATCCTACCGGAATACAAATAAGCGGCAAAGGTGAAGATGGCAATCTTTATATTTTAAAATCAATAGACAAATATTTAGAAATGCCAGAATTAAAAAACTTTATATCTTCATTTGTCCAATCATGCGGCGTTACTATAAATCTAATTTTAGTAGAACCAAAAGCATCAGGAAAATCATTAGTCCAGTTATTAAGGCGCGAAACAAATTTTAATGTAGCCGAACTTTCTACTAATTTTGTCCGCTATTCAAAAATAGAAAGGGCAAGAGCATCTTCTCCTTTTATAGAAGGGGGCCGCGTCTTTTTAGTGCAAGACAATTGGAACGAAGCATTTATTCAGCAAGTGAGTACATTTCCAAACGCAAAACACGATGAACATATTGATGTAACAAGCTATGCGATAGAACGAAACTTAATAAACAACTTTTTTGTTGTGTAAAATTCGTATTTTTACAAAAAATTTATAAATGGCATCACTTCTTCAAAGGGCAAAATCTGTATTTAAAAATCTTCAAAATACAAATATAAACTATAACAAAGCGCTCTATAATTTTTTAGGAAATTCTATTATTTGGAACCAAGAAAATGACGATACTTACATAAAAGAAGGCTACCAAACAAACGCAACCGTTTATTCTATAATAAACAAAATAACAAACGCCGCTTGTACAATTCCTTTGCAAGTTTATAAGATTTCCGACAAAGGAGCCGCCAAGACTTATAAGTCAATGACATCAGGTACATTAGATGCCGGCGCAATGTTAAAAGCAAACATACTTAAAAAAAGGGCTTTTACTGAGGCTTTAGAACACCCATTGCAGAAGCTATTGGATAGGCCCAACCCTTCACAATCTTATACAGCATGGCTAACAGAAGTTATTTCATTTGGAAGGCTTACCGGGAATAGATATATATACGGCGTGGGGCCAGACACCGGAGCCAATGCAAGTAAATTTACTGAATTATACGTTCTTCCTTCGCAAAATATGGAAATTGTAAGCGGGGGAATGATGCAGCCAATTCAAGGGTATAAACTTATTTACAACGGAACTTTTGAAGCATCGGCAGACACTATTTGCCATATTAAAGATTTTAATCCAGACTATGACGGTACGGGGACGCACTTATACGGACAAAGCCCTCTTAGATCCGGTTTAAGGTCATTAACGGCAAACAATGAGGCTTTAACAACCGGAGTTAAATATTTGCAGAACCAAATGGGAAGGGGCTTATTATCTTCTGAAGATGGCTCCGTAAACGAAGTGCAAGCGCAACAACTAAAAGATAAATTTAAAAGCCAGCACCAAGGTAGCAAAAACGCTGGTGATATTATTATTACGCCTGCAAAATTATCATGGATCAATTTCGGATTGCCAGCTAGTGACTTGGCTTTGATTGAACAATACAATGGAACGATAAAAGACTTATGTAACATTTACGGCGTTCCGGTTCAACTATTAAATAACACTGATAGCAGCACCTACAATAACATGAAAGAGGCCAAAAAGGCTTTATATCAAAACGCCGTTATTCCTGAACTCATTAAAATACGCGACGAATTAAATAGATGGCTTGCGCCTCAATACGGAAACGATATATTTATTGATTTTGATTTTACAAGCGTTCCTGAGTTGCAGGAAGATATGGACAAAATGGTTGTCCAATTAGCAAATGCGTGGTGGGTTACGCCAAACGAAAAAAGGGAAGCTATGTACTTCGGTAAAGACGAAAACCCTTTACTAGACGATTATTTTATACCGGCAAATTTAATTCCTATGAATATGAAAGACCCATTAATAAATGATTAACGCGGCTAAATGGCAAAGAGATTTTGAAAGGCTTTTAAATAGCGCCGAAGCTGAAAGCGTTAAGGACTTTAGAAGATATTATAATGAAGAAAGCGAAAAAGCAATTGAAATTTACAGAAATAAAAATACAATTACAACGCCCGATTTATTGGGTGTATTTACGATTGATGGATTTTCTAAACGATATGAAGAACTTTACGAAAAAATAGGAATAATATTTGCTAATTGGTACGCAAAAGAAAATCAAAAGTATATTAAAAAAGACTTAGATATACAAGCCAATCAAGAGCCATGGAGGGCTTATTTTAGGTCTTACGGCATTCAAGTAGCTGCGCAAAAAGTTTCTTTAGTACAAGGAACCGCAAAAGAAAATTTGATTAGAGTGATGAAGAAGTTAATTGCAGACCCAATATTTCAAACAGAAGGCGAAATTGTGAAGTCAAGAATGTTAAGGCGTACTTACAATCATTACAGTAATTTTCAAGCCAGAAGATTAGTAAGAACCGAGGCAACAAACGCGGCAAATGCGGCAACCTATCAAAGCGCGCAAGATGTTTTTTCCGGGGCTGATATGCAAAAAGAATGGATTACTTCTTTAGATGGAAGGGAAAGGGAATGGCATAGAGAAGCCAGCGGCCAAATTGTAGATTTTAATGAAGATTTTTCAGTTGGGGGCGAACTTATACAAAGGCCCGGAATAGGATCGGGAAGGAATGTCATTAACTGCCGTTGTTCAATGGCCCCTTTTCCAAAGCCAGAAGCAGATACAATAGGAACTTTTGAAAATGTAGGTTTTGGATTGGCTTAAAAATTAAATTAAAAATACATTATCTTTACAAAAATTACAATTATGATGTTATACAAAGCAGCGCCAATGGGTGAACTTATTGACGCAGACGATAAAAGCGGCATTATTAAAGGTTATGGTTCGGTGTTTGGCAATGTAGATTCAGATGGCGACATTATTTTAAATGGCGCATACTCAAAAACCATAAAAGAAAATGGCAGTCGTGTGAAGTATTTATATCAACATAATATGGATATGCCTTTAGGTAAGATGCTAAATCTTTTTGAAGATGAAAAGGGATTGGTCTTTGAGGCGCAAATTCCTTTAACAACATTGGGAAAAGATGTTATGCAGCTAATTAAAGCGGGTGTAATTACAGAAAATAGCGTTGGTATATTGCCGATAAATAAGGCTACCATGGCAAACGGTTTGCGTGAGATTAGAGAAGTCAAACTTTTTGAGATTAGCGCCGTTACATTAGCTGCAAATGATCAAGCGTTAATGTTAGATGCTAAAGGCAATGTTGATTTGGAAAAAATATCTTTAAAATACGACAATGTAGCTAAACTGATTAGAAAATCTGACATTTCAGATGAATTAGGATACGCATTAGAAGCAGAACTTTATAAACTTAAATCACTTTTTGTAAATGCCACAAAGCCGCAATTAAGCACTTTGCCGGAAATTGTAAAAAATGACGAAAGCGAAATATGGAAATATTTAATTAATAACTTAACTGTAAAATAAAATGGAGCAGAATATCAAAGATCAAATGGATCAAATTACCGCGCAATTAGATGCGCGTATTGAAAAGGCAATGGGCCAAGCTAAAGATTCGGCAACGGGTGAAGCTGACGTTGCTTTAAAAAATGAAATTGCGGCTTTAGAGCTAAAATTTAATGGAATAAACGAAAGAATAGACGCTTCTGAAGTTTCAATGAAAAAAAACTTTTCAGCCTCAGAGCCTAAGTCTTTTAAATATGCTTTAGCCAAAGCGTTAAGCGATGGAGCCGTTGAAGGCATGGTAAAAGGTAAAGACCGAAGCGCAAGTTTTGAAATTAAAGCCGATATGACGGTAGCCGCTAATTTTACCGGCGAGGTTATTCCTGCCGATAGAGTGGCCGGATACAAGTTTGACCCAACAAGACCCGTACACGTAAGGCAATTAATTCCTTTAGGATCCACAACTTCAGATGTTGTAAGATTCGTAAAAGAAAGCGCTTACACAAACGCGGCTGCACCAAAAGCGCAAGGAGCCGCAGCGGCTCAATCTGAATTTGACATGACGGCGGCAGATGCCAATGTAAGGTCTATTGAAACTTACTTTAGAATTTCTAAAGAAATGTTAGCGGACACGCCTCAACTAACTTCTTATTTATCTGCAAGAGCGCCGCAGAAACTATTAGAGGTTGAAGATACTCAGATTCTTTCAGGCTCTGGAACCGGTGTTAATTTACCCGGTATTATAACAGATGCAACGGCATTTGCTGCTGGTGGTTTTGCAACTGCGGTTCCATCACCAAATCAATTTGACGTGTTGGTTGTTGCAATTAACCAATTAGCTTTGGCAAATTACACTGCTGATTATATCATGCTAAATCCAACAGATTTTCACAAGATTTTACTTTTAAAATCTACGACTAGCGAGTATTTGGCAAAGCAAGTATATACGGGATTAGCGCCTAATTTTATGGGAATACCGGTTGTAATAAATACAGCTATTCCTACGGGTGACTACTTAGTTGGAAACTTTGCAATGGGAACTCAATTATGGGTTCGTGAGAATATTAGTGTTGAGTTCTTTAGAGAAGATAGCGACAACGTGACTAAAGGTTTCGTAACGGTATTGGTATCTGAAAGAGTTGCTTTGACTAACTACTTACCTAAAGGCTTTGTAACTGGTGATTTCGCAACCGATATTACTGCAATTACGCCAGCCTAAACAATAGTTTTTTACAAATTAAGCCCTGCCAAATTGGTGGGGTTTTTTTATGCTTAAAAATTAATATTAAAATTTTCTTTTATTTTCTTTGGTATATTAAAAATTTTTTTTAAATTAGCATAACATTAAAAAGATTAATACTAGAGAAATTATGAAAGACTTACTATTAAAACTAAAAGCTTGTAAGGAGGCTGTTGAATGGGCTGGAGACAAGACAGCTAAAGAAATTATTGATACTTGTCATAGAGGTGACTGGCTTCTATGGTTAGCTGATAAACTAAAGGTAGATGATAGACCTTTTACGCTTGCTAAGGGGCATTGTGCTAATACGGTTAGACACTTAATGAAGGATGATAGAAGTATTAAGGCTGTGGATGCTGCTATAGCATACGGCAATGGGGAGATATCTAAGGAAGAGCTTAAAGATTCTTCTTATGCTTCTTATGCTGCTTATTATGCTGCTGATGCTTCTTATGCTGCTT